GTTGCTTCAGCCTCTGTTTTACCGATAGTACGCCCTTTTGCCCTAGCTTCTTCTAAGAGACGTGCTTCTTCAGGTGACAGTGTACGTCCCTGTGCACGATCATAGGCAATCCTCTCTTCAGGCGATAATGTTTGATAGAACTTGTACTGTCTAATTGCAGCAGTGTCTTCACCCGCCCCTGTCTCTTTAGCTGTTCTAGCGTCTTGAGCAAGTTTTAATGCTTCAGCACCCGCCTTTGTTAAACCTGCATCCATCAAGCGTTTTGACATCTTGAGGTAATACTCATCCACATTTTCAGGATCAAAGTCTACAGATTTACGGATGTCTTGGATGCGATTTGCTTCCGCAACAGCCTGATCTTGCATACCGAAAGCCTGCCCAATACCACCGGCAAGGCCCGCTGTAGATGTGTAAAGCTGACGAGCAATAGGATCAGTGTACATCTGTTGTGCTTCGGACATAATCTGAGCACGTTGTTGCTCTCGAATATCTTGCGGTGATGCAAAAAGTCCTAAGATTTCTGATTGTCTACGTTCCATTATTGTGCTCCTACAAATAGTCCGTCAGTGACTGTACCGCCAATTCGTGGAGGGGCGTATCCAGGTACAGCGAATGCCTGTTGTGTTGACTGATAAGGCGCAGGAGTATTATAGAATCTAAATCCAGATGTGCCTTGTGTAGTTGGTTGATTCAATTGTGACCAATCAAATGTTTCTAACCTACGGCCAAGACCACCAAGCATTGCAGCCTGTTGCTGTGCATACAAATTAGCCGCTTCTTGGCGAGTCAGTGCAGAATTTCGCATACCCTGTGACATGGCCCGTCCTGCGGCCTGTGCTGCTGTACGCTCTCCAGCACCTAAACGAGTACCGATATCTAATGCACCTGCGCCCAAGGCTTCAATATCCTGTGCTTGTGCAAGTGCAGACTGGTAAGGTGACAGTGCTCTACCGAGTGTATCAAACTGGAATCCCTGTGCTGCTCCAAACAAACCTCTCGCACGTGCAATATCTCGATCAATATCTGAACGTGCACGATCTAAAGACTCTGCAGCAATAGCACGATCAATCTGTGCAAGTTCTTGCTCTCTAGCAGCCGCAATAGGATTCACAGCCGCACCACCGCCAATGTTGGCTCCGATACCTGTCAAGCCTTTAGCAGCTAGTTCGCTAAACATTCTTTCTTGACCAATCGAACGTCCAGGCGCTAACAATTCTTGCATACGAGCTGTACGCTCTGCTGCAGCCTGTGTAGGATCAAGAGAGATACCTCCTAGTACCTGCTCACCCATGCCCGCAAGTTGACCGCCAAGGTCTTGGTAGTACTGAGTCTGCCCTAGGGCTTGACTGAGCTGTCCAGGTAACAAGCCCATAAACTGTTCCCGTTGTTCTAACAGCTCAGGTCTAAGATCATACCCTGCCTCTACAAGATAACCATCAGGACCCATCACATATCGCGTAGATCCGAAGCCTGTGGTGACTCCTACCGGACGGAATCTAGACGCTTCAGCCTGAATACGAGCTGCTTCAATCTGTGCATTGGCTGAGGCTTCAGCAGCCCGTCTTTGGGATCTGGCAGCTTGCTGTCCGCCGATAAAACTAAGACCGGCACTGCCTACTGTTGCGGCAACTGGATTAGGCATTGTCAAACTCCTTCAAATAATCCTCTAGAGGCTCTCCATACATCTTAGCAACATAAGAGGATGCTTTTGATGCAATTTCAAAACCGTGTACAATGTTTACAACCATTAAAACTAAATCATAGTAGGCAGCTCTCCAAACATAGGAGACTGCGTTAGGTTCTTTATCAGTTTCCATCCTGTTTGCTCCGCACCATTTGAGGACCAAAGATGACATCATAGGGGTCAACCAAGCTCGATACTCTGCATAGAACGGATTGTTTGGAAGGTCTACTAAGATTGTGTAGATTGCCTTTTCTTTATCTTTGGGACTTACTTGGTCATTGTCATACCAGTCATCAAGCCCCTGAATTGCATCCCAGACATCAAGTAACCAAACTTGGGCTACCTCTGGTAGTTGAAGATTTGTGAAATGTTTAATGAGTTCGTCTTTCATAACTAATATCTTGCATTGCTGTTGCGACTAGTGTGTTTGCGTTTCCGCCCTGTGCGCCAGCCATCGTTATCTCCTAAAGACCAAATCCACCGTCAGTACGTCCTGGATTGGCTTTTGCACCCATATCATGCGCTTCTCTACTTGACCCAAACCCGCCAGACACCCCGCCAGACCTTTCATTTGAACCATCGCCGCCTGTTGTTGTTGGCAAGCCTTCAAACGATCGAGTAATTGCATCAAGCTCACTACCAGTTATAAAGTGTCCTATTGCTCCAAGCAGTCCCGGCATACCTAGTAACCCAAATCCTATATCACGCCCCAACTGTGAACCAAAATATGGATTTTTGCGCCCCGGATACCCACTTCCGTCACTTGAGTTCATTTGGCTTTGATAATACAAGTCTGCCATTCCCGGCTGTTGCATAAACGCACTAAACAGTCCTGCATATGGATTCATGTATGTTGGTGGCATCATCATAGGCTGTGTAGCATAACCGTTTGATGGTGTTAGCATACGAGCACCCATTGGTATGTAGTTTGTACCTGTGCCATAGCCTCCTGTAGGGACAAGTGTTTGATTAACTGGCATAGGCAAAGGAGATAACATACCTTGCTGTGCTGTACCCGGCATAGCACGATTTACAAATGGATTGTTCATGCCACCATCCCTTCTATAATTGCTTGCAACTGTTCCACTGTAGTACAAGCATCAATCTCTGTTTGCTTAGTTGCATACTTAGTACGAATCAGTGCTCGTTGTGCTTCTGCGGTTGCAGCATCTTCACCGGGAATCTGCTTGGCAATGATGTCATCATAAGGCTTCATTTCTTTGTCACGACTAGCCCTACGGTGTACGTGAGTAATTTCTTTAGCCTTGTCCATGTCAATTGTGACAGGGTTAGTAAAAGTAATTGCATCAAGAAAAGTAGGGTGAGCAAATACATCAGACTTATTAACAATCTTATACTCTGATCCTTCAGGAACAAGCCCAACTAATTCTTCAACAGGTTTGTTGTACGGTACAATAATACCTAAGTTGTCTCTATCTGTCTGTGTATAAATAATCACTTGCATTTTATTGCACCACAATTAAGTTAATGATGTTATCGTCTGTATTGTTATCAGCGTAATCACTTACTACAATAGTAAATGATCCCGCAGCTTGTGCTGTTACTTTAAGTGTATGCTCAGAAGATGAGCCACCTGTTGTGCCAACAACACAATACAGATTGTTTGCAAACGCTGAGTCAAAAGTAAACGTAAAGCTTCCAGCGGCTGTTCTAGTAAACGATGTAATACGATAGCCATCTAAAATCGCAAAACTACCTGCCCCATCAAAACGCACCCAAGCCTTAACCATTCCGCTTGTAGTGTCTCCGTTAATAGTCACATCATTTACCGTTACATCAGTGTTTCCAGATGTTAAAGCATCATCTACAAAAGCTGTTGTTGCGATCTGTGTAGTATCCGTGCCTGCAGCGGCTGTAGGAGCTGTTGGAGTACCTGTCAGTGCCGGTGAAGCAAGATCAGCCTTAGTAGCTACTGCCGTGGCAATGGCGTTAAACTCATTGTCAATCTCAGTACCTTTGACCTTTTTATTTGCATCCCCTGGAGTCAACGAATCCTTTGTTGCAAAGTTGGTAATCTTAATGTAATTACTCATGAGATCATTTTCCCTTTCTTAGCAAAGATGTCTATCTTCTGAATAGATAAAGCACCGCCATTTATTTCAATTTCAATACCTAGTTGTAAGACTGCACCTTTACCGCCTGCGTGTAGCGAGAGATTCCCTAAAATAATACCTGATGAGTATTCGGCTTCATTGTCTACATCATCATCAGAAAAGTACTCATCAACATTGTATTCTGAAGCACCATCGTCTGCTAAAGCAAAGTTAGTATTGCGATAAATAGATGCATAGTCAAAAGCCCACTTTAGAATCCCTTCTTGTTGTCCTGACCCGATAATAGCGAGTCTGACTTTCTTTAACAGGCTTTCGGCTGTAGCATCACCTAAGTCTAAATAGTTGGTGTAGTACGCTAGACGGTACGTAGAATTATTGTCTGTGTAGCCTGTGTATTGTCCAATGTAGGCTTCTTGGCCTAGAAGTAAGGTATTGTCATTCTGAATTGCAAAGGCTGTAGGTGTAATATCAGTCCACAATGTAACTCGTCTGCTACCATCTTCTAGTTTAGTGCGCATATCAAAACAATAAGTAAATCCTGTAGATGGCATAGTAAGCAGATAAAATGCATCTAATGGGGAATAGATTCCTTTAATACGATACTCTGATTCACCATCTGCATACTGTACAAGTTCATCGCGGACATTCTTAGACACATCGCCAATAGGAGATGACTGCTCTTGAATCACACGTCCGATAGTACGTACACCTTCACTGGACAAGAATACAACATCTGTGCCTACATTCTGCACAGAGTCTCGTGCAATACAGCCAATGCCTTTGATATGGTCTGTAAGTTGAAATCCTGTGCCGGTAGGGTCTTCTGCACCGGCAAAAAAGGCAATGTTACGTCTGCCGAAGATAACCAAGCGATTGTTGTAAGAGTTAATTGCAACTACGTTGTCATCTTCGCCAAAGATTTCACGCATGTTGATAAAGCCTGAGCCGGTTCCTGTAAAGTTCTGTGGCTCTAAAATCTTTGACCAATATACCGCATAATCTTTTGCTACCCAAGCCCTGTTAAAACAAGAAGCTCCACAAGTAGGATTATTATCTGTAGGTGGCTCAGCAAGTTCTTCGTACTCTGCAGCAGTACCATCATACAGAACCATTGTGTGCCCATCTTGGACGAACAAAGATTTGTTATTATAGCTAATGATTTGCCAATCATCGTCTGTGATGGTAATTGATGTGCCTGATGCTGCAGTGAGTTCTACTGGGTCATTGTTGCTATCGAGTTTCCACAGTTTGTTGTTGGCTGTGAATAGAATTGTCAATGTGCCGTCTGTGTTTGTGTGTTCGGAAATGGCCCTGATTGAGCCTGTTAAGTCTGTATCGGCATTAGAGTATTCAGTCCAACCCTTACGAGCACCAATACGTCCAAACTTATCAATAATGCAATTTGTAGCTTCTAAAGCAAAACCATTAGAAATAGTAATTCCAGAGTCTTGGGTGTTAAGTCCAAAGAACCCCGGTGCTGCAATGGTCAGTGCTCCGAGAGGACCAGCCATTAGACTTCATTCCAAATAAGTTCAGAAGGAAAATGATTGGCTTCAATAGCAATCGCATCGTTTAAAGAGTTTGCGGCGAGTGCTGTAGCCTCTGCAGTGCTTAGTCCACCGTCTTCACCACGCTCTGCAACTGCACGAGCATACGCACCTAGAATAACAGGCTCTGAAGGCACTAACAGCTCTGTTGTGTTTTCAGTCAGTTTAGCCTGTGGTATAACAAAGTTAAATCTTAGCGAATACACAGCATCAGGAATAGGATACACATCTACTTGGATATCACCGTCTGAAGAGACACCATTGAATGTGTAGTTACGAGGCTCTCCAGTCTCTACAGCCGATTCAGTGTTTAAGAACCGTTCGTTAAACCAAGAACTAGACTCTTGATACATAAAAATGTTAGAGGTATCGTTAATGACATCTAAGACTCTAAAGCGTGTACCAGCACCATTCATTTCATAGTTGAATGTATTGGCTGCAGTAGTGACTGTTAGAGTCTGACGCAGTGCAGTCCAATTCCAAGCATCTTCAACCTGACGCTTTGCATCATTCACAAACTCACCGATCAAAGTACTGTATGAATTATCAGTAACATTGACGATTTGTTCTTCCCGTAACCGGACTAAGACACTGTTGACAAGTTCTTTGTATGTCATTACCACTTCACCTTGTTAGCCCAATATGCTGCAGACATCTTGCCTTTTGCAATGTTCTTTGCATGACGAGCTTTAAATGATTTTTGACGAGCTGTAGGCTTCTTATCGCCTGTGACTCCCTGCTGACCAAAGCGAATGGTTTTGACTTTATCGCCTTCTTTGGCTACAACCACATGAGACTTTGTAGGATGCTTTGGTGTACGCTTAGGCTTGTTAAAGCCTTCAACACCTGCTCTTTCTAATCGTGGATCTTTCTTAGCCATAGTTTACCTATTTGAATTGTTTTCAATGACTGATATTAACAAAGTCATATCTTGTGTGGCCGAGGCTTGAATATAATCGCCTTCATTCATGTAGATAAATTCGTTGTAGCCGCCACCAATTTGAAAAAATTCTTTTGAACTAACACTGTATCCATTTAAAATTTCTAACGTAGCATTAGCAGATGCGTCATAATAATTTACTGAAACGGTTCCATTTGAACCACTGGTGTTTTTAATATACATTAACACCCACTCAGCATCTTTATGGTCTGGTACAGTGTAAATAGTTTGTAGCGTACCTGTTAAAGCAGCACCGGCACTTACCTTTGTACTCATTTCCTACGCTTCCCTGATGCAGTAACTTTATGCTTAATAGGCTTTGAGGATGTTTTACGCTTTACACTAGACTTTTTTTCTGCTGCAGTCATCTTAGCCGCTACAGCTTTCGGTCTACAGGCAGGATAGGGACGCTTAGACTTTGACGCACTTTTACGTCCACATGCTTTTCCGGTTTTAAGGTCTACCCAGTCTTCTTTGAACCATTTAGTTAGACCACCCTTAGGCTTACTTGTACGTCCCGCCACGCTTCTTGTACTCCTTTGTAAGCCATCCCGATGCGTATGCTGAGGGCCATACCTTATATTTCTTTTTAGCCTCTGCTTTCACACGGGCATACAGTGCTTTATTTTTTGGCTCTGGACTTTTTGCCATTCTTTCTAACCTTCTTTAAATCTGCACCGGTAATCTTTTTACGAGGTGGTGCTACTGCAGCAAGTTTCTTTTGCTTTGCGCTGTACTTTGAATATGGCATTACTTCTTAGCCTTTTTAGCACACTTACCCATAGACTTACACTTTGAAGGTGTAGGACATCCTTTGCATGGCTTAAATCCAGACTTGTTTGAAGTTTTTTTCATTCCGTAGTTACCTGGCATGTTACTTTTTCCTTACTGATTCGGCTAAACCGCCGCCAAAATAAAAGCCAACGATCATCAACATGATTTCTCCAATCCAGAAGTCACCGATAATCTGCTTGACTGCGTTAATGTCTCCCTCACCTGCAAGAGTCATTGCAAGTACGAGTACAAACATACTGAGGAACACAGCAGTAAACATTAAGGCAATGTAACGCTGTGCTAACTTAAAAGGGGCGTATGCATTCATTAAATCAATCTTAGCTTTTGACTTAGCTGCGATCTCTTCTTCTGTAGACGTATGCATATCATCGATCAAGTCTATGCCTTTTTTAATGACATCTCCTGATCCTAAAATTTTTGATAGGACTGCAAACATATATTATACCTCATTCTATCACAATTTTTTAAGGATGTCAAGTAATTAAATTAAGTTAAATTGCCTTGACTTTGTCTGTACGAATGCACACAGCTTCATAGTTTATCTTAGGCTCTGGAAAGGTATTCAAAATACGCTCACGCTCTTCAAAACAAACTTCCATTGACTCAAACGGCCCACGTGGGGCAACAAAGTATTGGTTTGTTTCTAGTACGATTACAAATAACATCCACATCATTTCGTTGCCACCCAGTAAAATATGTATCCAATCAATCCAACACCGCTTAGGATGAGTAGTGCCAGAGCAACGCCTAGTATTGTATCCTGAAGTTGTTTCTTACGCTTGGCCTTCTTCGCCTTGTCCGCTTTTTCTGCTGCCTCACGGCTGTCTTTCATTTGTTTTTGAAAGGCTAACCAGTCATCCCACAGTCCGCCACGGCCTTGCCAGATCATCATTTCTTTCAAAGCTTTTTCTTGTTCTTTAAGTTGCTCTGCAGCCATAAATGCTTGCAGATCACTCTTGTACCCATGCTCATGTGCTTTCTTTTGTATTTGACTTTTAAGACCAAAGTAGTCTGCTAATGCTTCTCCGGCTTCGTATATTTCTTTGCCGTTAGCAATAGTTTCTTTAATAACACCAAAGGCAGCATTGGCGGCGGCAAGTTCTGCAATCACTGGTGTTTCTCCTTCAATCGTCCTGACATGAAATGTACATTGTGCGGATGTCTGAGAAACCGAACCGAATTGAGTATCTCTGAGAGTACGTTACGGTTCTTCCGTTCTTTTTCAGTCTTTGCTACTTGCGGTCCCTGCCACCAATATAGTCTGTCATCGTCTGGGTCATACTGACTCATCCCACAGACATAGATTTTACTAAACCCCATCTGATCTGCTGCTTTGATAGCTAACACACCAGAATAGTTAGGTTTAATCTCTTGCCGATAACGAATAATGTCATAGGTTTCGTTGTTCTTGTCATCACAGACCGTTGCAGATCGTGTGATAAATGTAGTATCGCAGTCTTTAACAAGAGGCCATACTTTTGAGTCTATAAAGGCTAGGTAGTCTAACGGCATAATCATGCTATGCTGGTTGACTCCTATAAGAACATCTACATTAGGCAAAGATTGAATGTCTTTGACCAATGAAGGCCCGCCCCCTAATACTGCACAGGTTTGTCCTTTGTGATGGTCTTTTAAGCCTTCAATGTATCTCATACCCAGTGATCTTTGATCCAGCGATCCTTACAGATACTAGGGTCTACATTGCCATGAAAGACTACCATGCAACAGTTCTCTGGTAAGTGTCCTAAGCCTCTGATGTGCTTCTTATAGGAGTAGATACCATCTTCTCTACCAAAAGTTTTCTCACCTAGCCCTAAGACAGTTCCTATCCAGGCTTGGTCAGTACCAATGTATTTACTGGCTAGTTTGCGTGATCTAATTCCTTGAAAGTTTCTCCACACTTTTGAGCGTGTACCGGCTTTCATGCCGATTAAGCTGCCACAGTACGGTGTAGGTGGGCTGACATCTACCCAGGACCAGAACTCATGCCCATGGTCAACTAAGTGGTCTATGTTGCCGGTAATGACTATGTCAAGGTCTAACCACATAAACCGTGGTGCAATAGACTTGCCTACTTCTTCATCAAATGCTTTGAGGCGAACATAGCAGCCTCCCATTTCACGCCAATCGTCCCATAATGGGATAACTCGATCAGGCTCGGTAAACAGTGATGGATCTTTATCTGTAATCAAAACATATTCAAAATCTAAGGTGCAGTGCTTACGCAGTGCTCTACCTAGTTTTTCAACATGCTCTACCTTGAACTCAATAATATCTTTATCTTTATACTTAGGATCAGTCCAAAGAAACGTAACAAATGCAAAGTCTTTCACTTAAATACCATTGGTTTTGTTGTAGTTGTATCTAAGGTGATTAACTGTCCTAGTTTCTTTTCACCTTCGCCTTTGTAGAATCCACCTCTAGGGAAGAATGTCAATTCACCAAAATAGACTGTGTCATCTACGCTGAAGAGATCTACACGTACATACTTGTACGGCTTGGATAGCTCTTTAGCCAATTCAATCATCTCATCCCATGTCTTAGGCTTAGTGAAGCTAGAACCTAACTTAAAGTTTGTATCAAATAAAATACCTGTGTTAGACCCATCAGGAAGTACATTGACCTCTGAAGTCTTTTTAAACCGATCATAGATGTATTGACACCAAAAGACTTCACCGTTACCACAATGAAATTTGTAGTCTGCAGGGACTTCACCCGGTAACCTACGCTCAACTAAGATTTCAGGCTTAATCATTGCGTATTGCCATTCAGCGTTACGTAGTCCGTATTCTCGTTTGAGCTTTGGTGTGTAATAGTTGTTTAGCTCTGTCCAGTTGACTGGTTTATCACAGTCTACGAACTTTGTAGTACCAGAGTCATGATTACACTTAAATACACATTGGCCTTGCAGCTTTGATTTAGTGAGATTGTTTAATGACGTAGCGTGATCAATTAACTTTCTGTTGTACTGATCGAGGTTTCTATCCTTGAGATAATCAAAGACACCTACTTTGTCTACAGCCTGTACAGACTCTGGTACTTGATCGTACAGTTTGCACCAGTTAATTTTGTCATTGAAAGTGACTGGGTTGGCTAGGTTGACCTGATAGCCCAGGAGCTTCTTAGACCGATCTTTAATGATACGCCCTAAATCAACACTCACTTATCAGCCTTGCTATCTATTTTCATCTCAATGTGATCGAGTTTGTCAAACAGTCTTTCGATTGCTCTGTCAAACTCATCTTTCTTAACATACTCACCTGCAACCAACACCTCAATCCGTGCTACCTTATCAGCAAGCTCACGGTCTTGTGCTTGTAATGACTTGAGGCTAGACCACGCAACATTCAGAAACCAACCGAAACCTGTCATGACAAAGCCGATAAGAATGTTGAATGCTTGCTGTAAGTCCATACTGATCACTCAGGCGTATCCAGTGCTACCCATCCTGCTGTGTTGTCAGCTTGATAGGCTTTTTCGTTCCACTTATACTCATTACCGTCATCTGGCTTGGCTACTGGTGCTTCCCATTCAAGAGTCGTTGTGTTTTTTACCCATGAAGCGTAAGGCTGTTGAGGCCAAAAGCAATCATTAACTGCATCAAACTCATAACCCCTGCCTGCGTAACGCTTGCGAAAGTTATTGTTGTAGCTTGTTTGCTTCCAAGTTCCACCTAGAAGACGATTGCAAAACGCCGCACCAATAGGATCAGAAGCAGGGTAATCACCTCCACCACAGTCATCGTTAGAAACAACGATCACTCGCTTTACTTTGTTGTTTGCATCAATCTCTGCAAAGTGTGCCATTATTGTAGTTTCCTTTGATTAAACAACATACCGAATAATAACTAAACCTGATCCGCCATTACCGGGTGTGCCATTAAGCATTCCACCTGCGCCACCACCAGTGTTTGCAGTAGCGTTAGCACCTGTGCCTGAAAGTGCTCCATCTGCACCTCCGCCTAGACCGCCAGAGCCTGATGTTCCAGTGTAGCCACAACCACCGCCGCCTCCACCAATGTAACGTAAGCCCCCAGACAATTCGCCTTGAGATGTTGCGGCTAACCAAGTATCGTAAGCAGATGTGCCATCGCCGCCATCGCCGCCATCATTACGGGCTGGTGCAACTTTTCCTGCTTCTCCTTGGCCTCCGCCGCCTCCAGATGTAATATGATCAAAACACGCCCCACCGTCATTACCTTGTAATCCAAGGCCGGGTAAACCAAAAGCAACTATTGTTCCAATTGAAGAGTCACCGCCTTGATCTCCTGCTTGACCGTCACCAAACCCTGCGCCACCGTTGCCAACAGTTACTGTGTGATCGCCTGTAGCTAAATAAATAGTTCCAGTAGCTAACCCGCCTGCACCGGCACCACCTGTAAGGAAAGCAGTGTTGCTAAGGTCACCGCCTCCGCCGCCTCCACCGATGGCTAAGACTTCAAATAATCCATTAGTGGTTACAGTAAATGTGCCTGAAGAGGTGAATGTATGATACTTATATCCACCACTTGTGACTTCAGTACCGCCTGTGCCTGCGCCAGCTGTTACTTCAGCAGAACCACCGCCTCGTCTAACAATTAAACCTTCGCTCATCGTACAACCTTAATCGTTAATGAAAATTCGCTTGCAGGTTCATCCGTAGCGTATAGTTTTAATGTGTCACTAGCACTTGCCTCGACTCGATAAACCAAAGCCCAATCATTCTGGACTGTATCAATGTTCGCAAATGCTACAGACGATAAATCAATATCTACGATTGGAGTATCTGTACTGAGTAATCCCGAAACAGTAAGGGTTGCAATATAAGGATTATCAATAGTATCTTGGACCCAATCACCACCGCCAGATGCATCAGAGCCTTCGCAAGTAGTGGTATAAACATTAACAACCGCATATGTACCTAAGTCACTAATCTGAGATTCAGTGATTGTAAGAGCGGCTTCGTGTTGAGTCACAGAAGACTCAGTAATGTTACCATCTGGTACGTTTGCCCATGTGACAGCCGCCGATAGATCGTTAGTCTCGCTTTGTAGTGCTGAATCAGCTAATGCGCCCTGTGCCGCTGTAGCGTAGTCTGTGGATGCTGTAGTAGCCGCAGTACCTAAGCCTAAGTTAGTACGTGCAGAAGTAACATTGTCAAGATCCGACAGGTTGTTAGTAGCAATCAACGCACCGCTGAGTGATGCAAAAGCCGCAAGCCAAGCTGAACCATCGTACACTTTCATTACACCGTCAGTAGTGTTGAAGTATAACGCTCCAGTTAGTAGTGCATTACCATCATTGTCTAGTGTAGGATCAGAGGCTTTGTCACCTAAGTAGCGATCATCAAAGGCATCATAAGACGCTGCAGCATCGTCTGCAAAGCCCGATGCGTCATCAGCGAATCCTGAAGCATCATCTGCATAGCCTGATGCATCGTTCGCATGACCGAGTGCTGTAGTGGCGTGGCCACTTGCTGTAGAAGCCGAACCTGCTGCTGCAGTGGCTGAAGAGGACGCTGAAGATGCTGAATTAGCTGCAGCCGTGGCTGAGTTCGCTGCATTTGTTGCTTGTTCGGTAACTGCAGTAACTGTAGCGTCTGTGGTAGAGTCACCGGCTCCACCAATACCACGAAAAATCGCCATTAGAATCTCCAGTGTATAGAATTAGAAAGGCAAGGGAGCCTAACAGACTCCCTAACCTAGGTAGCTTAGGCTGGGAAGATAAGTGCCAAAGCTGACTCAGGACGTAGAACTTCTACACCGTACAGAGTATCTGCAGTGAAGAGGTTTGCAAGGTATTCTTGCTTGTACTGAGTTTGTGAGCGAACACCCATTTGCTCAACAAGTACCATTGCATCACGGTGACCAAGGATAGAAGCCTTGAGATCGCCACCTGCAGTGTTAGATGCAGCAGTTTCTACTGTTGGGCAGTTTGTTGAAACATAGATGTCAACACCGTACAAAGAGCCGATGAGTCCATTTTCAACAGGGCGGCCTGATACGAAATCAGACGAGTTGTAACGGTCAATACCACGGATTTCAGCAGCTACTGAAGGTGGGATAACCAAGAAACGCTGGTCCATTGGCGTATCATTGTCATCCAACTCCTTGATAGCCTGGCGGAAGCCTTGGTCAGTGAACACGTCAGCAGTTCCAACTGTATCGATAGCATACGCAGTCAATACACCGTTAGAGTCTGATCCAGTTTCAATGTAGAAAGAGTTGCTGTGAACCCAATCCAAACCTGTGCCAGCGTCATTGCCCAACTGCTTGCCAAGATTAAACAAGTCAGTGTCAATTTGCTTTGCAAGAGCATAGCCTGCGTCTGAAGTGTAAAACTGACGCAATGAAGCAAGTGCTTGTGTTTCAGTGATATCTTCGATCAGACGTGAATACTCATAGTGCTGGTTTACAGCAACAACTACTTCTGATTCCGTGTTAGTAATCAAGCTAACCTGAGACTCAGCAGTCTTTACTGAAGCATCGCCACGAGTAGGTGCAGGAATATGAAGAGTGTCACCCTTCTTACCTGTCATAGGCATGCGGTTTACAAGATTAGCCAATACGAGTGATTTCTCGTAGGCCGCGATGATTTCGTCACTCCACAGCTCTGGAATAAAAGTAGCGGCTGTGGTATTCGTGACATGGTTAGTACCAAGTGCCATAATACATTCTCCTAAATGCTAAATTAACGCACACGGCCCTCAGCGTAGGCTTGCATAATGTCATCTGACAATGCTGTATAACGCTTTGGGTCTTTTCGCATAAGTTCAATAATGTCAGCACGTCTGTAGATCTTCCGAGACTGTGGCTCTGACGATCCTTTAACCGAACCTGTTGAAGCGGCTTTCACTTGATTCTTCCGATCTTGTTTTTGTACTTGCTCAGTTTGTTGCACGATTGATTGACGCTCTTTCCATAAGGTTAGAAGCTCATCAGCAGCATCGTAGTTAAACTGCTTATCTGCCTGTGCATATAACTGTTGACGTACTTTAGAAGCCATTACCCATTCTGCAAACTTTTCATCTTGAATGATATCCATATAGTCTGGATGATTCTGTTGTAGATGGTTTAAGATTGCGGTTTGTTTAGCCTGGGTAGTATATTGTTCAGCTTCTTGGATCTTCGGATGACTAGAAAGTTTACGCTCAATGTACTTGTCTGGATCATCAAAGAAGTCAATTTCTTCTTCTTTCGTGCTTTCTTGTGGGCTTTGTTTTTGTGCGAGTTGTGTCTTTACAAAGTCATCAACAATCTGACGCAATTCTCCAACTTCTGACGATTGACGGCCGAGTAGCTTTTCAGCTTCTTGGTGCATCCGTACAATTTCTTTAATGTCTTTGTTGCGATACTTGTCCGGTATGTCATCTTCTTCAGGAACTTCAGAGGTTACCTGTTCTTCAACAGACTCTTCAGGTTCATCGATGGTGTTTTCTACCGATGTATCATTTAAATTTGCGTACTCTTCTTCGTTGTTGTCCTCTGTAGGACGCTCGATTAGTTTTGCCATATTAAACTCCGTGCTACAATAGCATTATGGATATTATTTCTTAGCGGCTCTCTCATGGTCCTTAGCCCACTTATCATCATAGTCTGGCCATCCAAACCCTTTGAAATGTGTTCGGACTGGAGAGATTATCCGCTGCGTTGTTTTACCGCACTCAGGACAAGTAGAGTAAAACTCAGATGAGTCCGCCCACTGTTCCTCAATGTGATTACACTCTGTACACTTAAAATCAAACCGCTTGATCATTCTCAAGTTCCTCGATTGATTCATAGTGTATACGAATACCGTTTTCAAAGTTCAGTATTCTTTGAAGTATTTGACGTTCACCTTTGACCATGTTGAGTTGGTCATTATCCTTAATATCTTCTATCCGATATGAGTCAAAGATTTCCTGCACATCAGTGATAAATTGTTTCCAACCTGGTTTAACAAAGATATCAAAGTAGGCTTCATAGTATTTATCGTCTTCTGGTGACAAAACATTCTCCTTTAAGGTGTTTTATCTTTATAAATATATCTTAGCATAAATCATGCCAAAAGTCAAGAGTCTGTGTTTACTTTTCTTGTAGAGGTTGTTTTAGGCTTTTCTTTTGCTTCTTCTAGCTTTTTAAGCCGTTCATCCATCTTTGATAAAACTTGGTTGACGTTTTGTAAGATTTTATTCATATCTGCTTGGGTGATCATGAATCATTCTCCCTCATTTGCTTTTCTACAATAGCCTCATCAGATGCGATGGACCTCTCTTTTAACAACAGTTCTGCAATCTTAGCCCTGCGGTTAAATTCTTTTTCGTCTTGATCTCCAGGTTGAAGATTGGTTGACAAAACTTTGATGCGATCAGTTTCAGCCTCGTAAGGAACAAACTGTGCTTCAACAGCGTTCTTCTGTGCACGTGACTGAGACTCTGCAGCCTGTCCTTGCAATGTAGCAATCGTAGCCTGTGCTTGCTCCATCTGTAGTTGCATCTGCTGCATTTGAGCTTCTTGCTGTTGTGGGTCAGGTTGCATAGCCTGCTGAAGACCTGCAATGATCTCTTCACGGTTAGACAAGTTCATGTTGTCCACAATAGACTGGACAAGCATTGGGTACATTGGGCTATCCTGTCCCATCGTCTGTAGCAACTGCACCAACTGAGTGACTTCATACTCACGGGCAATGATGCCTAGTGAGCTTGATGCAACAAACTTGAAGTCCTGTGCAGGATACAAGTCAGGATCAAACTGCATGTAACGGTATGCAGCCTTCTGCACGAACGGTAACAAGAAGGACTCTTGGAAGTTAATCAAGGTACGCTTATGACGCTTGATAATCGCTCCAAGTGACATGGAGATACCAGCGGCTGTTGAGTCACCATTGATTGATCCAGGAATCCCTGCAGCGTCAATCGCACCGGTAGCCATCTGTACCATCTGCTGTAGTGCTGCAGCTTGGTTGAATGTGTTACCATCCAAGTTACCGAACTTAAACGGCTGTAAGATCTCTGCAGGGTTACCATTGGTCAGAATTGTCTTACCTGGACGTACTTCCATCTTAGCCCCACGAGGCAACCTAGAAGCGTCTACAGCCAACATTGGATGTACAGTCAATGCCAAGGCATCAATACGTGCACGAAGTTCTGTGTCAAGGGCTTTCTGAGCGTTATAGCCTTTCTCACATACACCACGTCCCCAGAACCGTCCAGGCACTACATCCCAAGGGAAAGCCACAACAGGGCGATCCTTCATCATGTAGGGGTTTTCTTCAACCTTCAGAAGCGTACCACCATTCGCAATCACTACGATGGCTTCGATAAACTCACCTGATTCTCTTTCACCTACAAACTCTTCATCTTCTTCTAAAAGAGCTTCATAGAAAAACTCGGTAGGAACTAAACCATAATACTTCGTCAGACGGACTTTATCGTCTGTGTACATGGTGATTTCTTTGTCAGGCTCAAGATCGGTGTCAGTGTATGCTATATCAATATCACCTTCACGATAGATGCCTGCTTCCTGTCCTTGAATGACATGATGACGTGGCACAAACTCATCGATGGCTACACCAAGTGCATCGTCAATGCTTGTAGCTACAGGGTCAATCAAGAAGTTCTGAGGCATAATCGGACGGAGCTTCACAACAAAGCGTTCAGCTTCAGTGACTCCGAAGGCCATCATTGCTCCATCCATCATAGGCTGTGTTGCTGGACGCATCTCTAAATCTTCTTCGATGACAATTTCAGCCATACCAGTACCGAAGACTGCTGAGTTAATCAAGCACTCTGCAATAGCCTTACGAATTCCTGTGCGCTGAAAGTCTTCGTCTAACTGATTACGAATCTGCTGTACATCAACAGGGTTCTGATCCGCCAAGTCATCTTTAATATCGAACCACTTACCACGTCCAAAGGTGGCTTCTTCAACCTCTGCAACAGAAGATTCTACTGCTTGCTGCAATGCAGGGCTAATAATGCGTGAACGTTCTGAGTGCCTTAATGAGTCTTCATGTGACCAAATACCGCGCCATAGACGGTAGTATTCATCAAATCTTTGTTCGTAGTTTGACTCGTAGTGATCTCGCCATTGATCACATTTACTGATAACCCAGTTCTCTAAACCGGCTAACACCTGAGAGCGATTTTCGTAGTCCATGTTAATATCCTGCTATCGGGTCTAAGATTTCAAAATCATCTTCTTCGTAGTCATAGTAGTAAGCAACTTTGGCTAACTGATCTATGTACGCTAAGGAGTCCACCAAGTCATCGTGGACCAGTGGATTTGGAAACTGGAATAACTGATCTAAAAACTCTGTATTCCAATCTCCTTCAGACAAGGCAATGTTGCCATGCTCAAAACGCCCTTGCAGCGCCCATACGATCCGGTCAGTCTTTTTCTTATTACCATGTGTCAACTCTTCTACTCTGAAGAATCTTTGACCAGATTTCATCAAGTCCGTGAGGTAAGGGATTACTGCATTGCGTAGTGCACCCTTTTCAATTCCTACCGCCACAGGCTTGTAATTATTGACAGCTTCAAATATCTTACGGGCTGTGGTTTTAATCTCCCAACGCCCATAGATAATATCAGCAACCCACCAACCATACTCTCCAGCTTTTACGATAGTAATAGCAGTACAGTCCAGTTTTTTACTTTTGCCAGTAGCATTGGAAGCCACATCAGCAAATCCTGCCAAGTCAACAGCGATATAGTAATCACCTGTCTCTGGCTCTTCGTTGGCAAATTGAATCCAATCTTCTTTAAAGATCTCCGAACCCAACGCCTCGAAAGAAGCCAAGAATTCCTGCCTAAACGCATAGGAGGACATTGACTTCTTAGCCACATCAATCTCTTCTGGATCAAGCAACGGGTTGTCATAACTTGTATAGTGCCAAGCCTGGTAGGTAGGGTCATCACCAAGCTCCGCATACTTATACAAGTCATAGAAATGATTTCTACCCAGCGGAGTTCCAATAAACAATGCATGACCTTTCTGGTCAGCCAATGCAGGACGCAATACAGTTTCCCAGACTGATGGCTTCATATCCGCATATTCGTCCAAAACAAGGAACTTTAGGGATACACCACGCATCGTCTCTGGTCTGTCAGCACCCTTCAATGAGATCGTAGCCCCATTGATTAGTTTAATCTGCATGTTGTTGACATGGCTGCCTGCAATCACAGCATTGCCAAGTTCCAACAACGTATTCCACATAATGTCCCTAGCCTGTCCCTGTGTAGGAGCAACATAGAATACATGACCTGACTTTACCTGGAGTGCGTTAATAATTAACAACCAAGCCGCCAGCCTAGATTTACCTGTTCTTCGCCCTGCAGCAACAATCTTGAACCGCACATCAGATTCAAAGACTTGCTGCTGCCAAGGTAGGAGTTCTACATTGAGTTCTGTACTCAAGAGTTCCTCATCCAGTTTTCTAATTCAATACTGCGATTACCTACTTGGTTGTACCAACGGGAGTCAACCATTTCATCAGCAGCTTTCACGTAATCTTTGTTCTTTACAGCTTGAGCCATATTCTTAAACTGAGATAGCCGAGGCTTACCCAAGTTAAAGGCCATATTCACCACTACCCGAATAACACTCTCTGGGTACTGATCCAATGGGCCAAAGATGTCTTCAGCATCAGACCAAGCAATCGCACAGTCTTGCTCAAAGCATTCATCAATCCTTTCTTTGGAAACCTTAGTCCCAATCGGGGACCCATACTCTGGATCTTCTTCACGAATCATATGACCTATGCCAAACGTAGGCTCATCAGCAGTGCACAAGTAAATCTCATCCTTGTAGCCTTCATGCTTAATCAGGTCTTCTTTAATCTTCGTAGTGATCAATGACTTCTCCTTCAACTTCTTTCTCATCAGCGGCTACGATGGTTTCACCACCTACACCAGTAATCGTAATCTGTACAGCACTCTTACCACTACTCGTCTTATCCTTATCAAAATAAGAGATTGGCAGTACTCGATCCATACACATCTTCAAAGCAGCCATTTGACCCTGATGTTCATCATCCAAGGCAATGTCAATAATCTTTTTAATGACATGATCGCCTGAAGTAGCAAGCAATCGTGCCTTTAATTCGTTAATCCGAGCAGCGTCACCAGGTGGTCTACCTCTAACACCAGTTTTAGTCATGGAACATCATTGTTTACCCATTAGGCTGAACAGTTTAACACAAGTGATCTAAAAAGTCAAGCGAATTGGCATAATTATTGCATAATATAGGCTATATTCTCTTCAGCACAGATTCTAAAGGCATTTCAAAGTGTTATATTATAACATAACGGTCTAAAACACTGGATAATTATACAGCTTTTTCTTAATTTTCAGCCTCTTGCAAGTCTATAGAGGTGCTACAAAGAAAATAAAAACACCACAGCCCTCCCCGGTCCCTCTATATAGCCTAGGCTGTCTGCAAAGTTGGCATAGATCTTGCATGGCAAAGTTGGCATGGTTCTTGCATAGGCTCTGCAGCCTGGCATGATCTGTGCTAATAGCAAAGTCTGTGCCAATCCCCCACCGGCTATAAAGTTGGCATAGTTTTTGCAAGGCAATTATCGTGCCAGCTTAGGCTATACAGGCCTGATAGATCCTGGTTATCAAG